AACAAAAACTAGGGATGCATTGCATCCCTTTTGCACTTTTAAAGGAATGAAAGAAAATGACAAAATGGATAGCAAAAATGTTTCCAAAGAAACAAAATAATAACGATATTGTACGTTTTGTTCGTACTGAATATCAGGCAGATACACAGCATCTTGCAGATGATGATTGTGTCAGATACTACAATAACTTAATGTCAAGAAAAAGGAGAGCCTAATGTCGATTGGCCAAGCGATACAATACACATATGATGAAACTTGTGAACTGTGCGAAAAGGTCGCATTGTTCATCAAAAAAATTCCCAGTGAATTCAACAAATTTTTTACACGAGTTGGATATGCAAGAGCGGCTTCTGAACTTGCAAGACAGGGATACTACGCAGAAGCAAAAGCACTTATGACAGAAAAGGAAAATTTAAAATGAAAGTGATTACATTTATAGGAACTGTATTTGCAGTTGTATTTCTTGCAAACCTAGCGTATGCAAAAACTGTTGATATTGAAATGTTAAATAAAGACGCCGCAGGGCGAAAGATGGTTTACTCTGAAGAACTTGTTCATGTTGAACTAGGAGATACCGTCAAGTGGATACCAACATCCAAAGGACACAACGTAGAAATCGTTGCGGCTCCAGAAGGATTTGAGATTCCAAAGAAGTCAAAGAACGGTAAAGAAGTATCTATCGAATTTACTGTGCCTGGCATTTATTATTACTGGTGTACACCACACAAAGGAATGGGAATGATTGGATTGATTGTTGTGGACGGTGATACGTCAAATAAGGATGCTATTGCAAATGCAAAGGCGATGGGTAAGTCAAAAAAGAAACTTAAAAAACTTCTTGACGAACTGTAAAAAATACTATATAAAGATAATAAGGGGAACAATTAAGTTCCCCTTTACTTTATGGAGTGTCCAATGTCCGACAAACTTTGGAGAAAGGTTAAAAAGATGGAATTAGGTAATCCAATTATTACAGTACTAGTAGGACTTGTAGTTTTCTATATCGGACTGAAAATGTTTTCTGGTGGTATGAAATCTATGGGTAATATGGAACACCTAACTTTCTTTTTAGGTAATCCAATCTATATGTTCTTTGGTGGTATCGTTATGACGTTACTCTGGCAATCATCATCTCTATCTACAACAGCAATCATTGCATTAGTCGCTTCTGGTGCGTTACCACTTCCTGCCGCAATTGGGGCAGTTCTTGGTGCAAACATAGGAACGACAGGTACAATCTGGTTGGCCGGACTTCTGGTTTCGGACGGAATGCCGAAAGGTGATACCTTGAGGATTGCACTTGCACATTCTGGTGCAAATTTATTCATGTCGATTATGTTGTTACCTTGGGTACACCATATCGCAAGGTTCTTAGGTAAGGTAGGGTGATTCGGCACGATTCGGCATTTTACACTAATCTAAACTAAAAACTCTAAAAAATCTCTCACGGAAGCCCTTGATTTACAAGGGCTTTTTTTTATTTTAAAATAGCCCTTGACTTTGCTGTAATAACATCGTATAGTATATGTATAGTCAAGAGAAAGAGAGAAAACATGACAAATCAAGAAACAATTTTTATCGGTGCCGACAACGGTGGTATTGAAGTCTACAAGGGTGTAGGTAACAAAGTCGGTTTTGCAAAGACTGCTAAGATGCTTGCATATATCCTTGACACTCACAAGATTTACGGTAGTGTGATGTTTACAAGTAGCATGGACTTTGCTGATGAGTATGGGTTTGACCACTATGACGGTGCGAAAAACCTTTGGAACGAAGCTGTTGAGTTGAGGGTTTAATTATGAATATTGAAGAAGTTACAAATATGATGTGTGATTTCGTTGCCTATGTTGACGATTTCTACAACGAGAAGTCTGGTATCTATCCTATCATTGGAATGACAGACATGATGGTTATCAAGGCTGTCCAGAAACACGTTGCAACTACTGGAATGGAATTCTGTGGTGACAGTCTTGACAGAGAGAAAGTAAGGGATATTATCCTTGCAGATAATGATGTAATATGGAGTGCGAATTAATGCCAGTAGATAGTTATGGAAATGAAATTTGGGTACAACAAGAAATATTTACTTGTTCTTGGGGTGTCAATAGTGGGTTCAAACATCTTCAAGATGAACTTGATTGTCTAGTTCCATTTGAAGGAATGTGTGAGAATCCAAGAACAAAAAACAAGAATCTTGAAAAGTATAGACAGGCATCGAATGCTGCCTATGACCTTTTCAATAATGGACTTTGTAATAGGAAACCATTGTTCAAAAAGATTTTTGGATTTGCACCTAACACTAGGTATGCAAGTTCAGTGAGTTGGAAACAGTGGGAAGAGAGAGTTGAAGAAATCTTTACCCCAATAATGATTGCCGCGGCAAAAGAACAAGGAGTAGTATAATGGGATTGCTAGTGAGTGTTTATAAAGATGCATCATCAAATTATGATTGCACAAATGGTGGTGTTTCATCTAGGAACATCAAAGGACTTTGTTTGACAAATGTGGATGGGCCTTTCAACCCATGTGATGAATATCCTGCCGCAAAGTTGGTAAAACAGACTTTTGGTTTTGGTTCTTCTGTAAAGGTTATTCCAGAGGAAGCAGAAGGTAAACAGACTATGATGGGTGGTAACTATGCCGCAACATCTGATAGTCGGTTCAGTGACAAGATTGAACAGATGCTTGGACACAACTTTTATGGTGCAGTACCAATTCACGATAGGGTTGAATTTTAATTCAAAAAGCTATTGACTTGTTATGAAAACAATGGTATTATGTAATAGAAAGATGAGGAGTGATTTGATATGACATATGTGATGGAACAAGAATTGATTGAAAAAATCAACGCTCAACGTGAAGAGGCGATTGAGTTTTCCAAACAGCCTGGCTGTTGGATGGGTATGTATGTTGAACCCTCTGACACCAAGTATTGGTCAGAGCGTGTACCTTCTGGTACTCTGAAAGAGTTTGACCGTATCACTCTTGAGGAAGATGCATACTACACTATTGCAGAGGCGTATAGTAAATCGTATGCCCGTTCTTTTGATTTTGCATCTATGACAGATGCAGAGTTGGATGCAGAAATCAAGAGTGCTTGCGACTCGATGGAACAAGAACGTAAATGGGAAGAACAAATGAAAAAGGAAGCGATTGAGGAAGAGAAGAATCTTGCGAAGTCGCTGGGTATTGATGTTCCCACACTACAACGATGGATGAAGGAGGCAGCGTAATGGTAGACGTTTTACATGATATTGAGGTTCTTGAGAATCTTGTGATTGCGATGACTGAAGGTGCATCTGATGAAAAGAGGATGGCACTGCATTCAGTTGAAAAGTTGATTGCTGAAAAGAAAGCAATTGTAACTGCATTTGAAAAGGAGTTTGCAGATGATACGCAACAAGCAGCCTAACGGCGAAATAGTTTTAGATTTGACAGGCCCTGATGGAAATGCATTTGCTCTGATGGGCCATGCACAGAATTTTGCAAAACAACTTGGTTACTCTAAGTTGGCGATTGATGGAATTATCGAAGAGATGAAACTATCTGATTATGAACACCTTGTTCAGACGTTTGATAAATACTTTGGACAGTTCGTCATATTGGAGCGTTAAATGACAGGATTAGAATTTTCAATGGTGGCGACACCTATACTTGCTGCCTTTTTCTACTACGGTAAACACCAAGGTAAGAAAGAAAAGATTGAGCATATTATCGAACATACCTTGAATCAGTTGGAAAAAAACAACATGATTAAAGTATCAGTCGATAAAGAAACTGGCGAAAAAGAAATTTTGCCTCTTGACAAATACCAAAAAGTTTGGTAGTATATAAAGTAATGTGAAGTTTTAAGGAAAGGTAAATAATGTTGTGATCTACAAAACTTTAACAGAGGCCGTAGTGGCCGCAAAAGAAATGTGTTATGCCTTGGAGACAATAGTAAAAATCACTGAATGTAAAGGTGGTTATGAACTATTTGGAACAGGCAAATTTGTAATGGAAGTAACGGAGTAAAAAGTGAAGAAAACTTTAATGACACTTGCAATGATTGGTGTATCTACATCAGCAGTTGCAGAGACAGTACAAGATTTCAATAAGACAGTTATCAATCGTGTTCCCTATACTGTAGAGGTTTGTACAAACCAAACTATGAGTGGAGACAAAACTGGCGATACATTGAAAGGTGCAATCATTGGAGGCATTATCGGTAACAATGTTGGTGATGTTAAGAATGGTGGTGCATTAGGAGCTGTACTTGGTGGTATGATTGGACATAATAATTCAAATGCTACTGGTGGTACACAAAGGGTTTGTCAATTGCAAACTCGTTATAATGAGGAATCTGTAACTGTGTATTCTCATAGTGTAGTAACTTTCTACCATGAGGGTAAACAATATAAACTTAGATTTCAGAAATGAAACAGTTGAGCGAATCTGTCCGTAGCTCAGCTGGATTAGAGCAACGGCCTTCTAAGCCGTGGGTCGCAGGTTCGAGTCCTGCCGGACAGGCCAACTATTGAGGAAATAATGTACTATAAAAATAACTTTAAAAGGAACAAGAAGAAACAGGAAAAACCGTTAGGCGGTATGACAGTCACAGTTCGTGGTGATGATGTCAATGGCGCTCTAAGAGTACTCAAAAAGAAACTTATCAAAGAAGGTGTGTTTCAAGAATTGAGAGAACGTGCATACTATGAAAGTAGAGGTACGAAAAGACGAAAGGCAAAGGCGGCTGCAACTAGACGTTACAAACGTAAGATGCAAAAGCGTATGGAAGAATTAGGTTATTAATGAGGTGATATAATGGCACGGCGTGCTAAAGTGGAGACTGACTCAACAATCCCCAAGACACGAAAAAGACGTAAACCAATGACGGCAGAACAGAAGGCTGCCGCCGCAGAACGTCTTGCAGTTGCACGAGAGAAACGTGCCAAAGCAAACCCACCAAAATATACAAATATCCATCCAACTGTGGTTGCATTACCAGATGATAATCCTCTGTCAATGAAGAGTGTACAGGGATGGATTAAGACACAGAAAGAACTCTTGTCCATTGCAAAGAGTGATATTAGACGTAAAGTAAAAGGCGCTGAGGCTCGTGTCGCCTCCCATGAAGGTTACATTCGTAATCTTCAAAGGTATCTAAGAGATGGTGACTATTGCGATGACTTCTATGGTGAACACCAACAAAGTAAAGTTAAATGGAAAGTTGTCACTATGGCATATCATCCAGACGGTACACCAAAAAGAACTATCGGACACTGGTATCCAGACATTGGATGCGAATGGACAAGGGAAATGGAAAATGAATGATAACGATAATAGTGATGGAAAGATTATTCAGTTTCCTACAAAAATGAAAAAACCTACTGATGTTAAAATTAGTAGTAAAGCAATGAAGTTGCATACAGACTTGAAATTTGCAGAACATCTTACTGAAGGTTTGGTTGTAAATATGATTGCAAATATGCAAGAGAATGGACTAGACACAGAAAACCCAGAATTTATCAAAGACATAGGTTTTATGATTGAGGTTGTAAAGGGAACGATTTATAGAGACATGGGTGTTAAACATCCTATGCAAGAGCTTGTTGACATTTTCGTTCTTTCAGACTATGATGAGACTCAAGGTGTATACACTGAGTTTGACATGGATCTTATGAAAGATGTCATTGATGAAGTTAAAGGAGATGAAAAAGATTAGTTATGATATTAATTGATATGAACCAAGTATGCATTAGCAATCTAATGATGCAGATAGGTTCTAAAAGACAAAATGATGTAGATGAAAATTTGGTTCGCCATATGGTTCTGAATTCTGTTAGAATGTATCGTTCTAGATTCAGTGAAGAGTTTGGTGAACTTGTTCTATGTTATGATAGCAAAAAGTATTGGAGAAGAGATTACTTTCCTAATTACAAATCTAATCGAAAGAAGGATAGAGAAGCCTCTGGACTAGATTGGAATCTAATCTTTGAAACACTAAATAATATTCGTGATGAGATTAAAGAACACTTTCCTTATAAGGTTCTTGAAGTCGAAGGTGCAGAGGCAGATGATTGTATCGCCACTATAGTTGATTATGTTTCTAAAACACCTACTGCATATGAGAAGGTTCTTATCCTATCTGGTGACAAAGATTTTATTCAGTTGCAAAAACACAACTTTGTAAAGCAATTTTCACCTGTATTGAAGAAGTTTGTGAACGGCCAAGACCCCCACCTATATATTAGAGAACATATATTGAAGGGAGATAGAAGCGATGGTATTCCAAACTTCTTATCTGCTGACGATACATTTGTAAACGAGTTGCGACAGAAACCACTGGCCAAGAAGAAAATCTCTACATGGGTTGAACTTGAACCAGAGGATTACTGTACAGAAGAAATGATGAGGAACTATCAACGCAACAAAACATTAATTGATTTGGAATGTATTCCTGTCGTTTTGAAAGAACAGATATTGATAGACTATCTGAAACCACCTGTAGGTGACAGATCAAAACTACTAAATTATTTCATATCAAAAAGATTGAAGAATCTTATGAACGATATTGGAGACTTTTAATATGAGTAGAACATATACACCTCTGCTTTCTGAGGTACTAAAGAAAGTGCATAACGCAAAAACGAAGGATAAGAAGATTGCAATCCTAAAAGAGAATGATTCAGACTCTTTACGGATGGTACTTAAATCTTCTTTTGACCCTAACATCGAATGGGTATTCCCAGACGGAGATGTTCCTTATAAAAAGAACGAAGCCGCAGAGGGAACAGAACATACTGTTCTGAGAAAAGAGGCCAGAAAACTGTTTAGATTTATCAAAGGGGGTGACAACACTTTACCACAGTTTAAAAAAGAAAATCTTTTTATCCAGATGTTGGAAGGGTTACACGAATCTGAGGCTCAACTAATTATTGATGCCAAGGATAAAAAACTGCATCAGGTTTACAAAGGACTATCTGATAATGTAGTTAAAGAAGCATTTGGTTGGAACGACCAATATTTAAAGGAAAACTAATGAAAGAAAATTATCAAAATTGTTTGGACATTATTCTTCATCACGAGGGCGGTTATGTAAACCACCCAGAAGATCCTGGCGGCGAAACTAACCTTGGCGTCACCAAAAGGGTTTATGAAGAATGGGGTGGAACAAAAGACATGAAGGATTTACTTGTCGAAGATGTTGCACCTATCTATGAGAAAAACTATTGGGGCCGCATGAAATGTGACGATATCCCATCTGGGCTTGACCTCTGCGTATTCGATTTCGGAGTGAACGCTGGTACAGGACGCAGTGCAAAATATCTACAACGTATGATAGGCACTGTTGCAGATGGTGGCATAGGCCCTAATACACTAAGGACACTTGGTGAGTATATTGATGAACATGGTCTTGAAACAACTATCAAGAACTTTCAAGAGGCCCGTCAGGCATATTATGAAAAACTGAAAACATTTGAAACATTTGGTAGAGGGTGGACTCGTAGAGTAAATGAAACTACACAATCTGCTCTAAAAATGTGTTGACAAAACGGCTAGTTTTTAGTATTATATAACAGTTGGGGGAAGGTGAACTCCTCTCTCTCTCAAACTCTCTCACACCCCCAACACAGAAATCCCCTGAGAAATCAGGGGATTTTTTTTAAAAAAAGCTATTGACATATATGGTTTGTTATGATAGCATATAGGTATAGTCAAGAGATAAGGAGAGATTACATGGCATATATTTCAACACCAGAGGTTGCTGCGATTCGGAAACAACTCAAAGAGCAACTTCCACAGTACAAGTTCTCTGTGAAACGTGACCATACATCTAGTGTGACTGTAGCGTTTATGAAAGGCCCTGCGTTTAAGGAGTTTGTATATCGTGACCGTAATGGTGATAATGTTGCTGGTGACATTAATACACATGAACAGTTAAACCATTACCATGCTGATACATTCTACGGTGAGGAGAATGGCGCTATCATTAAGAAGGTAGAGAAGATTGTTAAGACTGCTCCCTATCTAGAGGGCGTTGGTGACTTGTGGTTTGACAAAAGTGATTCGAT